AACAGAACGATCAAAATCAACCGTTCCAATCTGATTGTGAGCGATATCCCAGGTGCGCTCAATAGCATCACGGACTACATCATCATTATAACAATCAAATCCAGCGGTATAATGCTTGTAGCTGTCCCAAATCTGCTGAACGTTCTTTGGATATAGCTCGCACTTAAGCTCCTCTACCTTCTGAGGAAGCTTGGATGCATCTACACCATCCTTGGACTTTGAAGCCCAAGCCATAGCCTTATAGAGCTCTCGTTCACGCCAATGATCCGGATTAGAATAGTGGCTATCGCAAGTCACAACGAGATTTGTATTTGTGCGCTTTGCAGCTTCCATAATGTGGAAGTTCTTTAGATGCTGGGCACCAAGACGGTTAAACTGCATTTCAAGGTAATAGTTCTCTTCCCCAAGAGCATCCTTGAAAGCATGGATCATATCCTTTAGTTCACTCTGAATAAGCTCAAAGTTATCCATATTAGGTTTCCATGCATTCCAATCTGGATTTGTTTGATGAGAAGCAATGATATGCATATCTGCACCGGCAACGCAAGCAGAAAGAGCAATAAGATTACCCTTTGCTTCACGCTTAAGCATATCCAAATCAATGCGGGGATATTTGTAGAACCCATCAATATATGAGTTAGATACAAGGCGGAATAGGGTCTTTAGTCCCGCTGTATTCTTTGGAAGCAAGACAAGATGATTACGTCGCTGAATAGGATCACGATATTTATTGGACTTACTATCGTCCTCGTTTTCTACTACAGTTCCACCTTCTTCATCTTCATCGGTCTTAGCGACTACTCCAGCCATTTCTTCAAGTTCAGCCTTGGCAGAAGCAAGTTCATCACCGATATTGTTTGGATTAGCTGCAAGCCGCTTTGCTTCTTTCTCAGCAGCCTTAGCTTCATCCTGTGCGTTCTTTAGCTTACGCCATTCTGCGAGGGAGGGGATATAATAGGCTTCTACACCTGATAGAGCCTTGAATGGAACGCCCTTATCTTTTAGTTTCTTTGCATGGAGATATTGATAGGAAAACCCATTCATATTTCCGTGATCGGTTAGAGCGAGGGCATCAGAACCATTCTTGACGGCGTAATCGATATGATCTTGTGGCATACCGATTCCATCTCCAATCGAGAAAGGTACTGTGACCGTGCAGGTTCACAAACCTCCTTGGAGCCGCTGGCTTCCCGTGCGAGTCATTATTATCGTTGCTCATATAGAATCATTCTCCCAGTATAAAACGTAATATATAATCATTTATTTATTTATGAATATAGTCTTGTTAAGAGACAAGATTAACACCCGGCTATTTTGATTTAAACTGGACAATTTTAGTTAGTAACTTACTCGCCATGTAAGTAAACATTGTTTTCTAAAATAAGAAAAACATTATTTTCGATCAAAATTTGAAACCATTTTGTTTTATTTATTATAATTTTTTTATCTTTTATGTTGTCTACTGCTATTAATCTTGTTTTTCTGTATTTATATCCTGTAACAATTCCTAGTGTATTGTTTTCTAAAAAAATTATATCATTTGAAAAACAAGAACCTTTTATTGCATAAACTTTTTTAGGATATTTTTTGGAATGTTTTTTTTCTTTATTTTTAATAGAAACTAATTTTCCAATTTTTATATTTTTATATTTTTTATAGGAAGTTAATACTTTATTCTTTTTTTTTAAGGAATTGGACTTCTTCATTCTTCCTCCTCTTTTAAATAGAGAAAATTTGTAAGAATAAAAAATCTTAAAAATGACAATACACGTTTATGGAATAAATTAATAATTAATTCTTTTCAAGAAAGATGTCAAAAACCCAATATATTTTATGTTCTATTAATACTCTATGAAGTTCAAAAATAATGTCTTCGTCTTCTTCTGGGTCAATGCTTTTCGTTGAAATAATATCGCAGGCAAGATACATGCATGACGTACCAGAGGGTATATATGTTCTTTTGCCAATAATTTGCTGATCTTTAATTTGCTTATTTGCAAAAATATCATTAAATTCGTAAACAATAATAAATTCTGGATCTGCTTCATCAAGCAAATTCGATACTTTTCTGTTTACTTTTTTACTCCATTCTGGTTCTGGAGTCATTATTTTCAACAATTCTCCAACTTGGAAATTATTGTTATTCTCTGTATTTGTAATAATTTCCATTTACATTTCTTCATTTCAGGTATCAAAGTCTAATATTAGAATATGATTCATATCAGGAGATAGTCGCAAATTTCCATATTCATCAAAATTTATTTCCATTGGAACGCTCCAAACATGATTTCTTTCCATTTGAGTCATATAATGTTGAATTTCTTGTAAATTTTTTTTCAAAATTTCGATCCCAACAATTGAATTTTTCATAACTGGAGTTTTTTCATAAAGTTTTTCAGTCAGAATTGTCAGAATTCTTGCTAGTTGTCTTTTTGTCAATCTGTGTTTGTTCATTTTCGTTCTGCGATATTACTTTTTTATGATAAGCATATTTTCCTTTTATGTGTTTAGAAAAATACGAACCAACACTATTTGAATCAAATATTCCAAAAGCAACATCTTGCGGTAAATCAAAATAAGAATACAGGTCCGGTTTTGTTTTGAATTTTACAATTAGAGTTTGCATTAAGATGTCATACTTTACAGATTCTATTAAAGAAGAGTCTGCAAAAGATTTTTCTTTAATTCTCGGTCCATCATATTCGTCAATATTAAAAGTTTTCATATTCAAAATACTTCCATGGTCTTTTGCTTTGATCTCTGTTTAAAATCAAAAGACAAATCTTATCTTTTATAAGAACTTGCAATACGCAGTCTCCAAAAGAAAAATTTTCTCTTTGTAAAATCATAAAATAATCATTTTTATTCATCAACAATCTTTTACAATAATTTTTTTCTACAAAATCTTTAATTTTTGATTTATTTTTAATAATTTCAAAATTGGAAACTGGGAACGCCATTATTTGTATATCGTCTGATTCAAACATTCTTTCTAAGAAGTTTAATTCTAATTCTTTTTTCAATTTATAAAGTTTCCCGCATGTCCAGAAATTTTCAGTTTTTTTGCTATAAAGCATTTTTTGGCTATATTCAACTGAAGAAATCCCAATGTCAATGCTTTTTCCAAATGCGCTTACAAGTAGCTCCGAAAGAAATCCTATTTTTGATAACATCCTGTCTCTTATTTCCGAGCTTATCGTATTCATAATTTTACAATCTTTCCATTCTTATTTCATTTTTTGGTAAAAATTCAAGTATTCCATTGTCTGCTGGACTATAATCCCTGCTTTCTATTATCTCCCCATTGGTATCTGTAATTGAAACATTAATATTATAAACTTTTGTAAAAATTCCTTCCGCAGTAACATTTCCTACGGGTAATACAATTGGACTTGTTCCATATGAAAGATACATTCCTGCAAATTCCCCCTCTATAATACGTTTTTCGTCTATTTGCGCTGTAAATTTATTAATTGCAGGAGGAAATAATGTTCTTGTAATCCAATAAATTTCCGTACCAATTGGCAAATCTTCAAATTCTATATCAGCAGCATTCATAACCATATCTGCGCGGATCCATGGTCTACCGGCATCATTTCCTGCCGAGCGTACAACAAATAATTGCTCAGGACCAGCTATAATTTTTCTAGTTAACAATACACGATATCCACTTAAAATGGGAGTTCTAACAGTGGTATATGGCATCTCTTCGGGTTCTGATATACTGCGAAACGTTATTGTCCAAAATGGACTACCATCTACAATATTTGGCATAAGATAAATTTTATTATATTGTATATTTTCTATTATGGAAGAATAATATTCATCATATTCTATGGTTGTTATTTCTTTAGGTGGATAAGCCATATAATTTAATTATTTCAATCATCTGTAATCCAAAAAAACCACCAAGCAATTAAAATTGCAAAACAAATAAAATAGAAAATTATAGTTTCGGCTGATAGACCAAACATATAAATAATTACAGCTATGAAAAAAGTAAAGAATATCGCCTGGGCAACCGATACTCACTTTGAAATCGCTTCAGATAAACAATTCAAAAAATTTATCGATTCCTGCGAAGATTGTGATGCCCTGATACTAACCGGCGATATAGCTCAAGCTACTTCTTGGCAACATTATCTCTATAAAGTAGCTAAAAAACTAAACTCCATCCCCGTATTCTTTATCCTCGGTAATCATGACATATATTACTCAGACCTACTAACAGAACATGATAAGCTCAAATATATCAATGTAGACAATCTATACCCGCTTACAATATTACCCCCATATATCATAGGAGATGATATAGCCCTAATCGGTCATCAAAACTGGTGGGATGGTGGTTATTCCGGCGCACAAACAAACCTTATAGACCGAACCTTTATGTTCCAAGATTATACCCTCATAGATAACTTAAAACACTTTGTTAATGCAGAACAAAGATTTATTTGTCTCAGGGGTATGAGCGAAGCAGCTACAGATATTATCATGGATAAACTAAAAGCCGCACATGAAAAAGTAGATAATGTCATTCTTGCCGTTCATGTGCCGCCATATCCAGAAAACTGCACACATTTCGGTCTACCAATGATGGGTAACTTCTTATCACACTTCTCTTCAAGAACATTAGGAGATGCCCTGTTCTTCTATATGAGAAATAATCCAAATAAAAAACTACTTGTCTTATCCGGACATACTCACGAGGAAACTGTCTTCAAACCTCTACCAAATCTCGTAAGCAGAACAACTAAAGCAAATCTCTTTAAACCAAGAACTCATACCATTCTTAAACTTAAAGATTTGTTTTGATTATCCTTTTAATAATTTTTTGTTATGTTTTTTCAAAAATTTATTTTGATTCTGATTTTGGAGAGATATTTCTTCTAGTTTAGTTTTTATTTCTTCTATTTCTCTTTCGAGAATTTCTATCTTTTTTTCCAATAATTCTTTTTCATTTTCTGAATTAGAATTTAGATATGCTGGTATATTTTGCGTATATTTAATAGTATCTAAATTATACAATTTTTGTAATTGATAATTTTTACAAACACAAGTAAATGTAGGTGGCGGGGGGGTTATGCCTCCCCAAACGTTAGGAACGTATATGGGAGCGCCACAAGAAGGACAATTTGATACAACATTCCATCCTGACATATATTTTTATACCTTTCTTATCTAATTATAAAAGAGCAAAAATTCAGCAATATGAATAAATATAACAAAATAATTTTAAAAAAATTGATTGAAAATGAAGTTTCTAATTATATTTCTATTCTTTTAGAACAAGAAACTCCCCCTGCTCCTCCTGCCACAGAAGATCCGCCTGCTCCGGAGCCTGCGGCAGCGCCGCCACCAGTTCCTCCTGCTGCACCAGAAGGTGCTCCTGCTGCGCCAACAGATGCTGCTACGCCTCCCGTAGATGCTGCGGCGGCAGGAGCACCACCAACAGATACCGGAGCAGCACCAGCAGCCGATCCTGCGGCAGTAACCCCACCCGCAGCAGGCGGCGAAGGTGGAGATATGGGAGGGGCACCTGGGGCACCGGATGCCGCAACAGGAGAACCCGAAGAAGAAACTTTTGGAATTAAACAAATCGAAGCGCCTCCTGATGCTGCACCGGAGCAAAGCGAAAAAATACAATTTAATAATAAATTGTTAGATTTGGCAAAAACAAAAAGAGAAGAATATAAAAATCTTACAAATCCAGATCAGTTAATATGGAATGAATTAAAAACAGAATTAATAAATTCTAATAAAGATTTAAGCGAAGCAATACCAGCTACTTTAGCTTTATCGGTTTCTACAGATCAAATTATATCAGCAGTAGGACGTAATTTGGCAGTTTTTATATTACTTAAATAATATATAATTTAAGGTACGGAGAATTCAATGAAGATTACCAAGCAAGAATTAAATGAAATTATTAAAGAAGCAGTCCAAAATAAATTAGCTTCTTTAAATGAGGATGTAAATTTCACAGCAAAAAGAAATGTTGTTATGGCGGCACAACATGCTGCAAAAGCATTTGAAAGCGAAATTATTAAAACATTTGATCTCCGACATCCAGATAAATTACCAACGGAAATACAAGAAGCATATTTCGCTATTGTAAAAGAAATGGAAAAAGATTTCGTCGCCGCAGTACAAAAAGCCGTTCGACAATTGGTTCGTTTCCCAAAAAATAAAGCAAGAAATGAACGATGATATAAAAAAAACGCTTGTAGAAGCGAGAGTATTCACAGCTTCAAAAGCAATAAATGAAATGCTTGATCTTCTTGAGCAATTGGGAGAAATTGAATTTTGTACAAAATTTGTTAATAGACTAAATGAAGATAAAAAGTTATTAAACATTCTTCAAGAAATAAAAAGAAAAGAAAAATTAGGTTTTTAATATGACAACATTTAATTCAAAACGTTTTGCAAAATTAGCTGGACTTCTTAAAGAAAATTTAGGAAGTGCAGAAGATGCAGAAAATACAGCAGATTTAGCAGCTCTTGGAATAGAAAGGCGTCTCGGCGGTCCTGGCGGAGTAGAAGGATTTGGCAGACGAGGCGGCAAAAGAATGGAAGAATCAAGAAAATCAAATAAGCAAGTTCTTTCTTCTTCTCCCGTATCAATTTCTTTAAAAGCCGTAATGAAAAGCTGCGATCATTTAAACGAATGCGGTTGTCAAATGCAAGCTCCATTTGACGCACCAGAAGATGAACCACAAGGCTATATGCTTGTGCAAAATTTAAAGAAATTGGCAGCAAAAGCAGCAGAACTATCAACAATGGCAAATCATGATGACGATGCAGAACCATGGGTTGAAAGCAAAATTAACTCAGCGGCTAAAGAAATAGATGCCATTTATGATTATATCAAATATGGTCGTCCATCTGATCCTCATATGATGCATCATGAAAAAGACATGCCACATGATGATTTTTCAGATATTGATATGCATGTAGTTAATACTTATGAAGAAAATGAATGAGAGATGAGTATGGAAAATAAAAAATTAAAATTATTAATTGAATCAAATGTTCGTTCTATTATAAAAGAAGAAAAACGTAAAATCCTACTAGAGAAAAAAGTAAATAAACTTCTTACCGAAAGAAAACAATTATCCGAAAAAGCTGTTTTATTAGAAAATAATTATAAAATTAATCAAAGAAAATTAGCAAAATTAAATGAAGCAATTCAGATGAATGAAAATTTCCTATCTAAAATAGGAAGAGCCTTCAAAGGTCTTTTTGGTGGATTAAAATCAGATGATCTTGACCAGATGTCAAAAGAAAAAGAACAAAAGACTATTGCTCAAAAAGAGCAATATACCCAAAAAAAATTAAATATAATTTATGATTTAATTGATAAATTAGAAGATAAAATTAGAAATAAATTTGCCCCCCATATTGATAGAATTCCTACCGTAAAAGAAATAGAAGATTTTTCAAAAGAAACTAGAAATTTATACACTACATTAATTGATTCTTTCCCTGAATTAAAAGGAAAAACTATTACTGATTTATTAAAACCTCTTTCAAATGCAGAAGCTGCGGAATATGATAAGTTTGTTGGTTCCGGCAAAGGAAGTTCTTCTATTCCAGGTAAATTCCTAACTGATATGGGAAAACTAAAAAGAAGTGTTCTTTCAATTATTAGAAGCGTTCAAGATGCTCTTGAAGGTCATGCAGCCAAGCTAAAAGCAAAACAAAAACAAACGGAAGAAGATTATTCGGATATAATAAGAGAATTAGAATTGAAAAACAAATCTTTAAAAGATTTATTGCAATCTAATGGTGAAGCACTGTTATCAGGAAAACTTCCTGTAGAGCCTATTGGCTATGGAACTCCAGGTTGGGCGAAAGCTGCCACAGGATTTAGAAAGGCACCCAGAAGAACTGGTGATGGTCCTAAAATGCCAGAAACGGAAAGAAAGCCTTTAGCTACAGCAGTTTCAGATCAAGCAGTTAAAGGAACAGAAAAGGCTCTGGATAAATTAAAAAGTGGCATTACCAATGTCATTGCACAAGTGACGCAGGCAGCACAAGCAGCACCACCAGAGGATAGGGCAGAAATCGTTAAGGTAATGAGAGTAATTCCAATTAGAGATGTGCCCAGAGTGCAAACACAGCCCGCGCCGCCCCAAGAAATTGGGTATGAAAACAATTTAGAAGATGCCAGACGAAAGTTAGGAAAACTAACAGGAGCATATGGTAATGTTATGGGACGAATTAGTAAAGTTGAATCTGATTCAATACAAAAAAGAGGACAATTAGAAGATCCAAATATCAAAAACAGAGAAAAATTACAAGGTTCTTTATTAATTAAAGGCATGAGTCTAGTTAATTTGCAAGACGAAGCCGAACAAATTGAACGAAGTATAGTTCTACTCAGAAATTTACTTAATGACCTACAAGAATCAATTAAAAGAAAAAATAAAAAAATTGTTTGAAGTTTTTAGACAATAGTCAACTAGGAAACAACTATGAAAATAACAAAGCAAGAATTAAATAAAATTATTAAAGAAGCTGTACAGAAAAAATTAAAAGAAGCAGCTCTAGACTATACAGATTTGCTTCCTGGTGTTGATGGCGGGTTACAGGAATATGTGGAAGAAGTTGAAGTATTTTTATTAGAAACAGCTAATCGTGCAGAAGAGCTTTATAAAAAAGCCGATGACATGATGAGAGCAGATATTCTCAATCATCCAAAAATCGGTGAAAAGAATAGAGTTCTTCTTGCTCATGCTGGTGTTCTGCGAACTTTACACGGCAATATTACAACAATATTCCGTTATCTACGCCAGCAGGGCTGAACTCTTCAGGTTTTTAATATACAACTGTTGTTTTTGTTTTCATTATTTTTAACATGACTACGAAAACAACAGTTTCTATTTTTGGCGGCGGATTTGTTGGCGGCACAACATATAAAGTTCTTAAAAAACTAGAAGAAGTCCAATGGGATAAATGGGAAATATTATTATACGATCCCAATTCTAATATAGCAACTCATTCAAAAGAAGAAGCAATAGCAAAAGCAGATATAGCTTTTATTGCCGTACCCACTCCAACAGATTTGAAAACAAAAACATGTGATACTGCAATAGTAGAATCTGCTGTAGAAGAAATAAGAAATGGAAATTCTTCTTGCGAAATAATAATTAAATCAACGGTTCCGCCAGGAACCACAGAAAAATTAGCTAAAAAGTTTAGCAAAATATTCTTCAATCCAGAGTTTTTAACTGAGAAGAATGCTTTGCAAGATTTTTTATCTATTGAATATCAATTGTTAGGTGTATCGAAAAATGAACAAGATAAAGATGATCTATTTGAAAAAACCCAAAACCTGTTTAAAACTCTCTCAGAAGAAAAAATCTGGCAAACAAAGCACATAATTCTAGGAGATGCTACAAGCACAGAATTGGCAAAATATGGCAGAAATGCTTATCTGGCAGCAAGGTTATCATATTTCCAAGAATTAAGAGCTATAAGCGAAGCATTAAATTGCGATCCAGAATATGTAAAAGGCGTAGTTGGTTTAGATCCAAGAATAGGAAACCATTACAATACTTTTAATGGTAAATGGGGCGGGAAATGTTTGGCAAAAGACATAAATGCTCTCATGGGAGTAGCTTTAGAGGCTGGAGTAGAACCAGTGTTTCTTGAGGCTGTTTGGGAGCGAAATACGTTAACCCCAGGAGAAGAAGACTGGCTTCAATTTCCTGATGCTATCCTTTCTAAAAGGGAATGAAATTTAAATCAAACTGAATGATGAAGAACTTTTTGTTCTTCATCGCTTTCTGTATTTTCAGCGGATTCAACTGGTACTTTTTGCGCCGCTGCTTTTGCAGCTTGAACAGCCTTCTTGAAGACCATTGCTCCTTCACGATCTTCTTTCATTCGTGTTTTGGCTTCTCGATCATAGCGAACGTTTAGATATTCCTCTAAAGCCTTATAAGCCTCTTTTGCTACCTCTAACGTCACATCATCTGCGAATCTTTCAAAGTGTTTTAAAATATTTTTTACGAGCATATTTTCTCCAAAATTTTAATATGTATTACTTACATATGTTGTAACTACAATTATACAACATAATTAATAATAATTGCAAAGGTATTTATGTCAAGCAGAGAAAGATTAGAATTTAAAAGAAAAATGTTTGAATCAAAGCAAGCTAGAATTTATGGAACAGCAGTTCTAAAAGAAGAAAAAGAATCTTCTGGCGAAAAAGATCCATTAAGACTTGCATACATGAAAGATTCTAGCGTCATGACTCACCCTGTTCTTGATTTAGGAACCGCCGAACATCCAGAGCCAGAAAGAGCAGAAGATACAAATGTTTCTTTCGAAAAAGAAAAAGAAGCACCTGTAAAGATGCCAAAATCTAAAGAAGGCGCTCCTCCAAAGCCATTAGATCCACACAAGCTTCTAAAAGCAGATGAGAAAAATGTTGCGGAGAAACAAGAAGAAGTTGAAGAAGTTTTAAAATTAAAAGAAACCATCAAGCATCTTGTAATGGAAGAATTGCAAGAAGCAGCCAAAACTTACAAAGGCAAATCTATGCGTTTAGGTGGCGGTGGTCGCTTTGCTAAAATGGTTGATGCCATTGTTCGAAAAGGTTATTCAAAAAAATCTGCAAAAGCTATTGCGGCAAAAATTGGTCGTGATACCTACGGAAAACAAAAAATGGCTCAATGGGCAGCAGCGGGAAAAAAAAGAAAATCTAAGAATAAAAAAATAGATGAATTGATGTTAAATATTGGGGAATGATAATAGCTCAAAGTACCCCACTAAATCCCCTGCGGTTTCTGATAGTATAAAATATAGATTTTTATTTTCGTATAATATTTTATACAATCGATAACGTTTGCCGCCTAAACCTTTTCTCTCTTCTATGTCTAAAAGCAAAACAATTTGATTCCATTGAATGGAGCTATATTCTTTTGATAAAAAAGAAATAGAATTCATCAAAAAGTCTTTCATAGACTCGATCCACAGCATATGTTTATTAAATTTCTTAGAACTTGAAACTTGTTCTTCGCTTAAAACAATATGAGGAGTCGTTAGTCTATATTGTAACAGTTTGCCTATCAATTCTCTTTCTGCTTCTAACGTTGCCACAACTACATTTTTTGGCTTTCTAAAAGCTGCCAAAAAGCATTTTCATTTATTATTTTTATATTGCGACATTTAGCTTTGTTTATTTTTTGTGTTTTTTCAGAAGCATTTGAAATCAAATAATCAACATTATCAGAAATATTTTCCTTATAGGAAGCTCCAAAAAAATTAATGAAAGTTTCATAAAATGATCTATGATATTTCAATCTTCCAGTTATGCAAAAATTTTTATTGGCTAAAGAATTATTTGGCTTTACAAAGTAAAAATACTTTTTCAAAGTATATGGAATTTCTAAAGTTTTTTCTTCACATAAGACTTTTATAACTTTATTGCCTGATGGCTGTCTATAAACGTCTGTAACAAATGCTATTTTTCCAAATGAAAATGCTTCTACTGTTTCGAAAGAATCTTTTTTCCATGTAATTTCTACATTATCGCAACAAACCATGTAATAGCCAATTTGTGGATATAAAAATTTCTTACCACTAAATGTAATATTATTTTTTTTCATTTTTCATATATTCTTCTAAGATTTTTAACTTAGATAGAATTAATTGTAGTTCTTTGCTATGTGTTTTTAAACACAATTGAGAAGCTAGTTCTATTATGTCAAACAACATTTCATTTTTGTTATTTTTAATATCTGTTTCCAGTTCTTTGTGAAGATAATATTTTCCTATCCATATTGCTTCACTTCGTTGATTTATAATTTGAACTCTAGTATTACTTTCATCTAGAATTAAAACTCCATCTCCTAGTAGATCTCTTGAAAGATATCCCTCACAATTACTTTGCGGATTTGAATAATAAGGAATTGTTTTATTCTTTCTTAATAAAAATATTTTCCCAATCATCGGTTTAAATTTTATATGTAAACTACGTTTTGCTGGCATTTTCACTTAAGTATTATATGAAATAAAAATGGGATCCAAATTGTCCGGATCCCATTCTTATAAATTAAAAAATATCTCCATTCAAGATGGAATTAATTTATCTTTATCGATAACATCTGGTACTAAATCTGTTCTAGGAACACTTCTGATATCTGGAGTTAGATCTCCTTCGGAAACCGTTCTTTCTGCTGGCGGGGGAATAAAACGTTTTCCTGATGGTACAGGTGGTGCCGCTGATATTGTTATATCTACTCCTAGAATTTTACTTACTAAACTATTAGTAAAATTAGAACTAATACCGATGCTGGTAAATTGTCCTGATTCTCCTAATTGATAAGCCCATGTTACAGTCCTTGTTTCACCGGAATAAGTTAATTGTTGTCCTACAGACACAGAATAAATACCAGTAAGAACCAATAATTCTTCTGAGTTTTGCGAGACAACTTCATCGCTCATTGGTTCTCTTGTATATGTTATTGTATCTAAATCAATAACTGGTACAGGCGATAATGGTTCATTTACTGATATTTCTCCTGTTCCTTGTTTGCTGAACCAATATTCATTTCCTTTATATTGGACAAAAGCTCCGTTGCTTGGCCATAAGTATGGATTTATGTTTTTAAGAATCACCCCAATTCTTCCATCATCTATATAAGAAAATATTTTATAACTTGCACTAATCACAGGGGCAACACCTGGAGTTACTACAATGTTTGTTCCTATAAATTTTGTTTTTGGATCTAGTGTAAAAGCTTCATTCAGAGTAAGCTGATAGGTTGAAAACCCTAGTCCGACATCCCCGCCGCTGCCAAAGAATGCAGTTGTTATCAATCTAGTTTCCCCACCGTATTCCAAGAAATCTCCAGCGCCTGCACTGGCAGTTAAATATACATATAATTTTGCGGGTGAAATACTTTGAGTTATGACCTGACTGCTTGTAAGATATCCTGCAAATGTTACTGTCGATACATCGACTATAGGCTCTGGATTAAAAGCTGGTCTAGCAATAAATTGAGAAGCTCCTTCTTGTAAAAAATATAGATTAGAATTATATTCTATGAAACCCTTCGCAGTTGAAGTTGGGCTAGCTTCAAGTAAAGTAAAGGTAGTGAAGTTTTCTCCAGAAAAACTTGCTATTGTATAACTAGAACCACTAACTAAGGTTCCGCTTACAGGAGTTTCGCCTTCTTCTCCTCCTCCTCCGCCGCCGCCGCCGCCGATTCCGGAACCCTTCCCGCCGCCGAAAGCAGGTTGAACAGTAACTGTATCTCCAGGCACTAGTGCCGGTGAAAAGGCGCTATCTATTATAGCATTGCTGAAAAATACATTTGTTACTGTTTTGTATTGACCGTCCTTAATAATTAAATCGCCTACTGCTGGTGTATAACCAGTTAATACCACCGTTACTGTTTCGCCGGTATCTGTGTAGTTACTTACCGTATATTGTGTTGTCATATAATGTGAATCTCCTATTTGCTAAGACAAAACAAACAAATATTCTAAGCGAGAATAAATATTCTTATTATTCTTACAATGAAATTTAATTTTATCAAAATTAATTTATAATTGCATTTATGGATTATTAATATAATAAATTTAATAACAGCAATTATTAATTGAATAATGTTTTCAATTTATAAATTAGTAATCATGAAATGAATCAAACAAATTAATTAAACTAATAGTTTAGCAACTAGCAGCACAGTAAGAATTTATTTTCTTTGAATAAAAATATTTTGTTCATTACTAATATTTTTTTAAATTCCCCAATAGCTTTGGGCATATGTTTGTATTTTGGCAATGTCTTCGTCAGATATCGCATAACCTAACAATATAACTTCATATGCCGTGGTTTGTGCTCGTGTGCCAGCATTAACGTTTGTTCCTAACATAAATCTCTTTGTTACATTGCTGTATGCAGCCAAAGAAGCTGATGCCTGAGAAACTAATGTTCCATTTTCGTATACGTATATTCCTTCGCTGTTAACACGTTTAACAATACGAACTCCTGGTGTTGTTGCTAATCCTGCAACATAGCTTTTTGTTCCAGAAATACTGGATCCATCATTGCTGTTTGCATCACCGCCCCAATTATTGGATGGACCGGTTCTTAGTGCAAGGCTTCTGGAATTGCTACCGTCTGATGCAATATCAAATCTTGCCATGCCTCGATTCGCCTCCCACACGTCCATTTTGCCAATATAAATTATGGTCATATCGCTACTGGTTAAATTAATTCCTTGTAAATTTGTGTTTTGTAACCATGAATTTGCAAATTTTACTGCTGGTTTTCCATTTAGAGCCCCCGTAACCAGATATGTTGGATAACTGGTTGTTGTTAGTGTATTTCCTAAGCCAGATTGATCACCCCAAGAAACCATTTGTCCTGCGGTATTTATTCTAATGCCGCCGTCTGCTTTATAATAACCATATTTTAGATTTAATAGATCGGGTGTCCAGCCCGCGCTAACACTATTGCTTGCAAATCTTATATTGACCAAGCCATTACCAGATTTAACTCCAGCCCCCTCAACTAGTGAAGGTCTTGCAACGCCCGCAATATAATCTGGATCTGTGGTCATTGGAACTGTACTTACTGCTGCCCCGCTGACAGTTGCACCGGTTAAAGCTAACGTTGGGCTTATATATCCGCTGCCTCCACCGCCGCCGCTACCGGCATAATTATCGGCGCCACCGGCACCGCCGCCGAAATAACCACCACCACCACCACCACCAGAATAAACCGTAGTCAATGTTGAGGCACCATTTCCACCTTGTAGGGCAGCTCCGGACGTGCGTCCAGTATTATATGAAGGGTGATTTGCTCCTGCTGCGCCACCAGCAGACTGAGTTCCGCCGCCGCCGCCGGTCGAGGAGCCGCCGTCAACCGTCGCAGAACCGCCTGCTCTACCTGATATGCCGCCGCCATTACCTCCGCCTGTTACCTCTCCTCTATTGGTGCCGCAGCCACCACCACCACCAGCAACAAGTATAGCATTTGCTTGTATGGCGGAAGTTCTAAAGAGAGCGGAAGCACCGCCTGCGGAGCTAGGAGTATATATAACATTCGAATTATTTGCTCTACCAACTAAGCCGCCGCCCCCGAAACCTCCAAGAGCACCAGAAACGTTTGTAAATCCAATCTGTCCGCCACCAGCAACCCAAATAACATAATTTGTTCCAGATACAAATCCAACAGAACCAGAAGTATAACCTCCGGCGCCGCCAGCAATATAACCACCACCTGCACCGCCCCACATTTTAACGCTACCAGTAAATGCATTTATAACACTCATGGTATAAGAACCAGTAGACGTTAAGCTAATGCCAGAAACAAGATCCGATCCAGAATATGTTGTAGTGATATTATTCGGGTCGGTTATTGTAATATATTGAATATCAAATTCATCTGATGTGTCGTTAACGGTCACTATGTCACTCGTTGCCAATATTGATCCGATGTAACTCTCAGACCGAACTTGTAATATAATAGTTTCTGCACCCTCAGTTGCGAAATCGTTACTTAGATTTAAAGTAACTGAACCGGTTCCAGAGGTAGTTGCAAATGAACCTTGATTGGCTCCATTAGTAAAATCTGTTCCCGTAGTCGTTCCACTATTAGTCCAGTAGAATGTTCTATCAGCTCTTGATGTCGTAAATGTAAATGTTACAGAGGATCCTTCATCTACTGTCAAAGAACTTGCCGATAAAGCATATGAAGCACTAATGACATTTATTGAGAAGCTGGTGGCTACAATGGGTCCACTAAGTGAACCACTTCTGGCTTGCAATATTATAGTTTCATTTTCCGCTAACATATCTTCTTGCAACGTTAATGTTATTGAACCAGTTCCAGAAGTTGTTACAAAGCTTCCGGAATTAGAATTATTAGCGAAGTCAGAGGCTGTTGTTGTGCCGCCATTGGTCCAATAAAAGGTTTCATCTGGACCTGTTGTGGTAAAATCAAAGGTTATACTATCGCCTTCAATTACACTTGCATTATTACTAAACAATGCATACTGAGTAACAGAAGTATCGTTAATGTTTACAATATCGCTGGTAGCAACAACGCTTCCCCCAATGCTGCCGCTTCTAACTTGAAGAACAATCGTTTCTGTGCCCTCTGTTAGAAGATCGTTTCTAATGGAAAGAGCAACTGAACCAGTTCCGGCAACTGTTGCAAAGCTACCAGTAGTCGTGTTTCCTACAAAGTCAGAAGCAACTGTTGTCCCAATATTTGACCAATAGAAGGTTTCATCTGGTCCGGAGGTTGTAAATGTAAATGTTACACTTCCTCCTTCATTAATGGAAGTAGATGATGGAGATATTGTATACTGTGTAAGAGACGTATCGTTAACAATGATGGCAGGTAGAATGGCTTTTGTTTCTCTAAGGGCACCAGACATTATTTGAAGAACAATCGTTTCTGAACCTTCGGTTAACAAATCCTGCTTTAATGCCAAACTAATAGAACCGGTGCCATTTGTCATTGTAAAGCTACCGCTATTGTGTCCATTGACAAAATCAGATCCAGTAGTGGTTCCGGTATTCTCCCAATAATATGTTCCGTCTGTTATGTTGGAAAAGATTGAGACAGAAAAGGAAGCATTCTCGCTGGCATTATTTGTTGCAATATTATAAGAACCAGATATTAAATTAATTTGATAGCTATAGTTGTCAATGATTGAGATATTTGAAGTGCGACCTACTCTTGTTCCTACAAAACTTCCGGACGTTACAAGTATTCTAAATTTCTCAATAAAGCCAGTTTTAATAGAATATTCTACGTTCAAATCATCTTTAGTTGTTAGGGTAAAAGATCCAGTTCCAGCAACGGTCGCAAAGCTGCCGCTACTCAAGCCTTCAATAAAATCATTTGAGTTGGCAGCAGCAGTTCCGATCCCACTTGGCGAATTTAATTGCCAATAAAACGTTTGATCAGGTGCATTGGTTGTAAGAGTAAATGTTACTGGAGAACCTTCATATACCGATAGCGTGGACGGCTCTAACTTAAAAGTAATTGGCGTTGGACCAGAACCGGTAATAACAACTTCATCACCAGAAGTATTGTTAACTGTTACTACAGGGCTGTATACTAATGCCTCCCCTCCCTCTGTGTCGGAAACTTTTATTGATATCGTTTCTTGAGGCTCTGCGAGATTATCTTCCAATAAGCTTAACTGCAAAGAACCCGTGCCATTTAGAGTTACAAAACTACCGGATGATATTTCTTCAATGAAATCATCTGCATTAGTTGTTCCTACATTCGCCCAATAGAACGTTTGGTCAGGTGCATTGGTGGTAAGAGTAAATATTATGGTATCTTCTTCGCCTATTAACAAAGAAGATGGCGTCATTTCGTATTGATAAGCAGAAGTGTCGTTAATGTCAACTGTAGCATATGCAAGAATATTTCCGCTATAGCTTCCACTTCTGATTTTAATATCAATCGTTTCTGTTCCTTCGGTTGTCAAATCTTCTACCGTAGTCAATACAATAGATCCAGTTCCAGAAGTTGTTACAAAGCTACCGCTCATTACATTCTCTACAAAATCAGAAGCCGTTGAGGTTCCATTATTTGTCCAATAAAAGGTTCCATCCGGATCTTCCGTAACAAATGTAAATGTAACGCTTCCACCTTCATTTACATTAGAAACAGATGCATATAAGCCATAACGGTTAGTAATGAATACTATTGGACTTGATGCCGCACCGGCAACTGCAAATCTAAATCGTTCTGGCGGTTCTGTAATCGTGTCATTTGCTACCGTTAGAGTTACTGATCCTGTTCCCGCTACGGTTGCAAAACTGCCACTATTAACATTTTCTATAAAATCAGAAGCTATAGGATAGGGATGAGTTCCGACGCCACCTCCTGGTATTAGGAATGTTACCGGATCTATATACCAATCAAAAGTATCATCTGGACCTGTTGTTGTAAAGGTGAAGGTTATTGGATATCCTTCTCCTACATATAGTGATGATACGGCTACATTATAGGAATTTGTTGAAGTATCATTAACAGTTACATTAGAGCTTGTTACAACGATATCACCGTCAAAGGAACCGCTTCTAAGTTGGAATATGATAGTTTCTGATCCCTCTGTTAGCAAATCTTCTTTTGTTGTTAGGGTTACGGAACCAGAACCATTTGCTACTATGAAACTACCACTATTTTGATTGCTTGTAAAATCAGACGCAATAGTTGTTCCACCGTTTGTCCAATAATAAGTTCCATCGGTATCTGTTGTTGTTACAGTAAACGTTACTGAACTTCCTTCATTGATATTAACAGCCGATGTGTTAATAACATATTGAGATACTGAAGTGTCTATTATTGATACTGCGGAACTATCAATGAGAGATTGATTTAGAGCATTTCTTACTCTAATACGTATTGTTTCTGTGCCCTCTGTTAAGCTATCTTCCTTTATGTTTAATGTAAGACTACCGGTGCCATTCACGGTTACAAAGCTACCGCTGTTAATATTTTCTACAAAGTCAGCAGCATTAGAAGTTCCTATATTTTCCCAGTTAAACGTTTCATCCACGCCAGAAGTTGTAAATGTAAACGTTATTGGAGAACCTTCACTTACAGGATTTGATGAAGCGGTTATTATATACTGATTTGTAGAAGTATCTTCAACATATACATAAGAACTTACAGCTATCAGGGTTCCATTGCTGCTACCCGATCTAACTAATATGCGTATATTCTCAGTATTCTCAGACAATATATCATTCTTAAGAGTAAAGACTATTGATCCAGTTCCAGATACAGTTGCAAAGCTGCCACTATTCAAACCTTCAATAAAATCATATGAGTTGGTAGATCCATCATTAGACCAATAGAATGTTTCATCTGAACCCTCTGTTGTAAATGTAAACGTTACAGCAGAACCTTCGTTAATGTTTTCAGAGGAAGGAACAATCTTATAATAGTCGGAAATATATACGATTTCAGAAGAAGCTAAATCTGCCACATCGGAAACTTTAAATCTAAATCTTTCTACCGGTTCAGTATATAGATCTTTGCTAACATTTAATGTCACAGAACCGGTGCCGCCAACAGTTATGAAACTGCCAGACGTAATACCCTCTACGAAATCAGAAGCCACAGGATAGGGATGAACTGCCTCACCGCCAATAATTGGAAATGTTACCGGATCTAAATACCAGTTAAAAGTTCCATCTGCTCCCGTAGTTGTAAAAGTAAAGATTATAGGCGATCCTTCAATAACGTTTGTAGAAGAGGCACTTACGGAATATTGCGTGGTTGATGTATCATTAATCGTTATAGACGTTGCAGCTACAACGTTTCCATCATAGTTATTTGTTCTAACCTGCAATATAAATGTCTCAATTCCTTCTGTAAGGATATCATTTTTGACATTAAGAACCAATGAACCGGTTCCGGCTGTAGTAAAGAGTGAACCGCTACTGATATTCTGTATAAAATCAGAACTGTTTGTTGTTCCGGCTCCTGTCCAATATAACTCACCATCAGGAGCAGTTGTGGTTATGGTAAAGCTTAACTGCGTTCCTTCATTAACTGTATTGGCACTTGAAGATATAAAATATTCGCCAATTGATGTATCGTTTATAACAAGTATAGGACTTGAAGCCACTATGCTGCCGCTCGTGCTACCGGTTCGCACATGATATTGTATGGTTTCAGAGCCCTCAGTATATCTATCTGCAACCAATGACAATGTTACGGAACCCGATCCACCAACAGTTATGAAACTACCACTAATTGCATTTTGAACAAAATCCGACGCATTGGTAGTTCCGCTATTAGTCCAGTAGAATGTTGTATCTGGACCCGTTGTGGTAAATACGAAATCTATATTTGCTGGTTCATTTAATGCAATGTAGTTAGTAGTAAGATTATATACAATTACCGGAGTACTTCCAAAAAATCTTTTTATTAAATCAAATTTAGTGTCGGCACCAACTAATCCAAATTTTCCATCATCAGAAACTTTTAATTTGCTTTTATTATTTCTTTCATTCTCAAATGGAATTGGTTTTTTAATGTTTGGCATAAATTTGAACTTTATTTTCAAATTTAATTATGATTAAATTATTAACTAATATTCGTTGATTATAAAATTTATTTTTAATAATAAATTTTCTTTATATTATTGCTTATTTTGTAATAATAATTTTCATAAAATTTAATTTGAAGATTTAACAAAGTGGAACCCTACCCATATAAGAGAGAAGAATATACTCTCTACTTAAGTTTAAATACAATGAAAAGTTTATTAAAAGAATATATTGAACTCATTATTAAACAGGTTTTGTCTGAAGACATTGATATGTCTCGTTTGTCTCCATCTGTGGTCGGAGTGTATGCTTTTGCTCAAGCAATCAATAAGTTAATATATGAAGGCGAAGCCTTGCCGGGTGCCTCACCTATTGATATCATAGATGCACGTCGTGGACTTGGAGGACGAGGTGGTGGTCGTGGAGAAAATTGGGCACCAATGACAACCCCAACCGAACAAAAAAAAGGTATGTCATTTCAATATAGCGGGAATAGCTTTAAACTTTATTTAGATCCAACTATTCCAACGCCCGTTATGAGTGCTGGAGATGAAAGCCATGATATCATGCACGCATTCACCGGTTATATAGCCAAAGCCTTTGGTAGACGCCGTGAAAGTGTTCTGAAAAGCAAAAAATACGATATCACTCCTTCACGTTTCAATAAAATTGTTCTTGATAAGAAGATGCGAGATAAAGTCAATAATGCATTTAAAAAAGAATTTGGCTTTTTACTTCCAAATGAAGTTTTCGAAAAGCCTTTTGAGCTCCGAGATGAGACAGAGTTCCGATATTGGTTTTTAGATCAATTTGAAAATAAAATGGGTGATATACGGATAGACGATAAAGAAAAGATAGCCAACCAGCTATATTATTCTATAATGCCATCTGATAAGTTTGCTCCGGGGCATATTGCAAGAAGATATTGGGCTCGTCGTCCTGAAAACAATCAAGAGCCGAACTTTAAAGATGCGACTACGTATAGCTATAGACCACTTGGATTTGATACCAGCCAAGTACCAGAGATTGCCTACAAACAATCATCTGAAGATGAAGAAGAACTCGGTAATATAATGAGTGACAAGATAGGACAATATATCGCAAGTGGTGAGAAAATAGAAGACGTAAAAACAATTGTAGATGAAATAATGAACAAATATAATGCATCAGTAGGATTAACTGGAATGTCACCTGAAGAATTTAAACGTCGCTGGAATACGCCAGAAGTTATTGCTTCAATGACTAGATTGTTTGAATTGTACAATTCATTGTTGTCCAATTATAAAAAAGCTATTAAAAAATCAACAACATAAACATTATATGATTGTTTTTATCCATAATCTTTGTCCTGCATCATAAATTTTTACCAAACGTTTTTCTTGAGCGTATTGTTTTTCTGTTAACTTTCTTGAATCCATATTAGCCCTGCATGAAAGTCGATTGAATGTTTTTTTATAATTGGTCCATTTCCAACTTAGAACTTCTTTTGATATGAAGAAATTATAATTTTTAAGATGTTTGCCAGTACCATATCGTAGATCAACCCAATTGTGAATTTCGTTTATTTTAATATTATGAGTTTTGATAAGATTTTCGAGATGAGACAATAATTTTCCAAAACCACCAATAACATTAGTATTGATTTCACTACAAAATCTTTCTATCTTACATATTTGCTTATGAGGATATATTTTATAAGAAAGGATGCAAACTAGTCTTTCTTTTAAGTTGGTATCAAAAAAATAAAGACCAATATGTTTGGCATTTCCTGGACCCATCATGTGATTTTTTTTCAAGAAACCATTAGCTTCGGTTTGAGCTATATCTTTTATTACACATTTTCTTGCATATATTTTTTTTTCACTTTTTCCAAGTGCATTTTGAACTATTGATTTAATAATAGCTGGCGATTCTTCTAATTCGCTGGAATAAAATTGAAATAATCTTATATTTTTTTCTTCAAAATTTTTCCGGAGTTCGAAATGTGTTTCTTTTTTTCGAAACTCTTCTGAGTGCCAGTACAAACCATCTATGTTTAATGCAATGTTATCAGTTAACATAAAATCTGGTTTATAAGAAAGTTGAGTTTGAGGTATTGTTTTGTTCCAATGCGAAATTCCAAACATTTCTTGAATTTTAATTTCAAGACTGGTTTTATTTTTTTTAAACTCTTCAATAAAGAGTTCTAGATTATCAACGGTAATTTCTTGTTTATTTATATCCCGAAGCCAATTAATAACAGTAGTATATGAGGGATTATATTCATTTTCTGTCAAATATGATTTAATAGAAAGTTTTTTATCTGTTATTGCATATTTGACGAAATGGTTATCGAAAACCCTTTTTGGATGTTTTGAATTATTTCGAGATAGCCTTTCTGGGGTTTGAATAAAAAAATCTCCAATCACTTTATCAAAAAATTTTGCTGGTTTGGTCCAACCAATATAATTTTCTTTATCTAACGATAGATCTGTTCTATTTGGATCTGAAATACATTTTTTTAATGCTTCTTCATATGAAATAATATTTCCACTATGTTGTCTGGCGGCGATAATTTTTTTTAAACTGTCTTTTTTTCCAACACTTTTATTATTGTAAACAAAATTTGCTTGCGCTGCCCATATGTTTCCTGTTTGTTTATTTTTAAACAAACATTTTTTTGACCAACCATGAAATTCTAATATTTCTATAAATTCAAGATTAGCTTTATTAAAAAGTTCTTGAGCTTCTTCTTTTGTCTTTGGTCCTAATTGTTTTTTACGTCTTTCCGGATGCGCCGTATTTCTTTTCAAGACATTGCTAAAAATAGCTTCGAAAGATTTATTAACAACTTTATCAAAAAATAAAGCCTTTTTAGCTGTACCGTTATATTCTAACAAATCTAAATCTTGTCTTTTTTTTCCATCTGGTCCATGTAATTTATTTTTCGCTTCTTCTAAAGAATCAATTTGCGAATCAGATTTATTTTTTCTATATCGAATAAAATTACATGGTTTTGACCAGCTTTCTTTGTTTAGTCTTACGTTTAACACTCTGCATAGTTTATTCCAACCATAATATTCCAATATAACAATATCTTCTCTTCCATTTGCATTAAGTTTTTCTTGAGCTTTTTGCTTTTCAATATTGTTTTCCATAAGATTGATTTTATCCATTCAAAGAATATATTTAAATATATGGCTAGGTTATTTATAACAAACCGAGAAGTTCAATTTATAAACGATATAACAAAAGAGGTGATAAAAGATATTATCGGGCAATATATCTATTATTATCCAATATCGACATTAAAGACGCAAGTTCATCCGATATATGATGAAGCCGTTGAAAAAATATTTGAAAATCCAATTAAGCTTGAAGTTTTAGCTGGTCAACCGGAATGGGAAGCTAAATCTAATCAATTTGGTTTTGAGCAAACTAGAAAAATAGAAATATATGTTCAAGTAAGAGATTTGTTGGATAAAGGATTTACTGTATCTGAAGGAGATTATTTTGTTTACGGAGACATGCCCTATGAAATAATGACTGCGTTACAGATAAACAACATATACGGTCAAGTAGACTATGAAATAGGTTATAAGATATCTGCAAGACTAGCACGTAAAAATGAATTTAATGCTAATTTCTTTAAAAAGAAGATTATTGATAGCAATCCAAATTTCGAAGAAACAGAAGTTCAGAAGACGTTTGAACAGCAGCGTGGTTTAGAGGCTAATGAAGCCGAGGGTCTTACGGGAGATGTTAGGCAGTTACGAGAGCGTCTTGCCGATGATATGGCACCAATAGCTTTAGATGAAGGTCCAAGAAAAATAGTAATTGATGAATCAAATAAGAGTAATAAATTTTACGAGGATGACTGATTAACTATTTATTAATATGTCTAAGAATGTTACTCGACAAAACATACCGCAGGATCCGCAAAATCCTAAAGATCATTTAAATAGTGGCTATGAAGATTCGCCTTCGGATTTTGGAATTCCTGCATGTGGAATAGAAGATTGTGATTTTTCAATATTTAATTTATTTGACAAGACAATACCTTTTACAAAAAAGGTAATAGCTGCTTCTGCTGGTCCTGTTGAATTAAACAAGCCATTTGTTATATTGGCTACCGGCGAAAGATTTGCGATTGCTAAGAGACTTAAGCCTCCAAGAGACAAGCGAACGAAGAACTTAGTTCTTCCAGCAATATCAATAAGAAGAACAAGCATTGAGCAAACTTCAGATGACATTACAAGAAGAGGTATTAATCAATTTACTGGTAATTTAGTAATCAAGAGAAGACTAGATTCGCAGGATACATATTTTCAAAATATAATTAATAAACTTGGTTTACAAAATTTAGGTACAGATTTTCCGGAGACAACGAGAAAGACTGGGGAATATAAAAATGAACCAGAGATTCGTCAGGGAGGTTTATTAACTCCGTATAATAATCAAAACATATTTGAAATAATCAGTATTCCACAGCCGCAATTTTTTACTGCAACATATGAAGTGGTATTTTGGACAAGTTATACCCAGCACATGAATTATTTGATTGAAACTTTGATGAGTTCTTATTTGCCACAAGGAAAAATGTGGAAACTGGAAACTGACAAAGGATATTGGTTTATGGGTCATTTTCAAGATCAATATCAAAACGGAGAAAACATTGATGATTTTACCGAAACTGAAAGATTAATAAGATATAATTTTTCTATAAAAGTAAAAGGATATTTGTTGGCTCCGCAGGGAGCTTCTAATTTGGTTCCTGTTAGAAAATGGATTTCTGCACCCAATATTTCTTTTGAATCGATAGATTTCTCTTCTGAGATTTCTCCAAAGAGGACAATTGATAAACTAAAAGACGTTCCAAAGGAAAAATTTGTATTATCTGACATTGAAAGAGATCCGCAGACTGCTCAAACGCCTACTTATAATGAAAAATTACTTTATAAAAAAGAAGTAATAAATCCAATAACTGGTAAAAAGCAGATTAAATATGCAAGAATTGTTGATTCGAACAGTAAAAAAGGAGAAACTGTATTTACGGCATCGGACATAAAAACATTAGAGGAGTTTTTAGCTACTTATAAAACGCCCTAAAAAATAAAATAGAATATATATAGATTTCAGAATTTAGAAAAACTAATTACATTCTGAAGTGTTAAAGGCAGCAGCCAAATGCTCAAGTAAGAGGATAAAATGGCAGAACAAATTTTTAAATTTCCAGGATTTTTTGATAGAGAAATAGATTTAACCGCACAAACATCATCTCCCGTAGGAATTCCAGCAGGAGTTGTTGGTGCATCTGAAAAGGGTCAAGCTTTTATTCCATACACTGTGGGATCTTTTAGTGATTTCATCACTAAGTTTGGTGATTTAGATCCAAATTTAGCTGCTCCATATGCTGTAGAAAAATTTCTACAAAATAGAAATGCACTTACCTTTATAAGAGTATTAGGCGCAGGTTCCAATACGACAAGTGTTGATTTTGAAGCAACTCGTACAAAAGGCACGGTAAAAAATGCTGGCTTTAAAGTTGTCGGAACTGCTGTTGGTGGAACTGATGGCAGACAAAAGGGAGCAGTACAATTTATAGTTGCAAAACATAAAGTGTCTGGTTCCGAAGCTGTAGGCTTTCCTATTTTTACAGATAATCAAAGCTATCCAAAAATGACTTCTGGCACGGCTGATGATGAAGTAAATGTAGTGCGTGCTCAAATATTCTGTGCTTCAGATTCTAGAATAATGTTACTAAGTCACAATGAAAATTGGGGTAGTTCTGTAGATGATTTTGCTACCGCAACTGGATCTGTAGGTGTAAATTATGTACCTGCTAGATTTAAATTAGTAATTTCCTCCTCTCAGGGTGCATCATTTGGTAATAGTGACGGCTTTGCGGGATTAAGAATTTATACAGCCAGCCTAGATCCAAGTGATCAGAATTATGTTGGAAAACTTCTCAATAAAGATCCGCAAAAATTCGAAGAAGAAAGGCACTACCTCTATTCTGATTTTGCTGTTGATGCTGAAATTGCTTCATTGTCAACTGGATCAGATTGTGTTGCTATACTTTCTGGTTCAAGCACAACTTCTCTTGCCGGAAATTCTTTCCTAGAAACTTATGGAAGATTTGACACGAGATATACTACTCCTTCAACTCCATGGTTTATTTCTCAACCATTTGGCGGGATAGAATATGATCTCTTTAGAATTGAATCTCGTGATGATGGAGCATACGCTAACAGCAGATATAAGATTTCAATTACAAATATAGTAGCCTCAAGTAATCCAAATAACCTATATGGAACATTTACTGTAGCTGTTCGTGAATTCGATGATAGCGACTTCCAGCCAAGAGTAATTGAACAATTCGTAAATGTAACTCTTGATCCAAATTCTGATACATATATTGCGAAAGTAATTGGCGATAGAAGTGCATACTTTAATTTTGATGCATTGGAGCCAAGTGATAGAAGAATTATTACCAGCGGCAAGCATCTCAACAGATCAAATTATATTAGGGTTGTAATGAATCCTGAATTAGAAGCAGGAAATATTCCAGTCAATGCTTTACCATTTGGTTTCAGAGGTCCACAATTGTTGAATACAAATTCAACATTAACAGATGTTACAGGCTCAGTCTTTAGATTAGCTGGCTCTGGATCTGCTGTTGGTTCCAACGGTGATCTACTTGGTTCTATAGTGCCACCTATGCCATATAGATTTAAAGTCACAAGAGGCGAAGTAGATTCGAGCCCATCTTATGTCGGAGAACCTGGTATTCTAGAAATAGCAGATTCAAGATATTATTGGGGTGTTAAGTTTGAAAGAACAACTGATGTTCTTAATTCAAATATCGATCCTCTACAAAATAACTTAATTAAATCTCTAACACAGTTTGGTGGTATTTCAAAATTAGATGCTATAGTAACTGGTTCTTATACTGATCAATTTAATAGTAATAAATTTACCTTAGCTAAGGTTGCTCTATTTAATTCGTCTATTTCTGATGTGACAGCTTCATCAAATGTTCACATGAGAGAAGCTTCTTATATAAGAGATGGTGTACCAGATGTTACAAACTACACAATAACAGATGTTTTGTCGGGCACTCCAAGAGTTACGCTCGCAAGCCTACTGCAAAAAGCATCAGCTTCAACTTTTAATATTTTCTCAAATTATACTAAATTTACCACTATAATGTTTGGTGGTTTTGATGGTACTAATATTCTGGATAAGAACGCAGCATCATTAAATGACAGAGCTACCTCTACAGAAAACAGAGGAACAATAAGAGGTAATTGCAATTCTTCTTTCGTTTCTCCTGGTCTTGCAACAAACGTAAACGGTGTTGGCATACAGAATAATACAGTAGCTTCATACAGGGCTGCTCTTGACATAATCACGAATCCACTATTATCAAATGTTAATCTTCTTGCAATACCAGGGCAAAGAGATCCATTGGTAGCAGATTACGCCAGAAGCGTAAATCAAGATTACGGTCTTTCTATGTATCTAATGGATATACCAAATTATAATGATCAGCAACAAAGAATTTGGGATGGCGATCCTGTAAATTCTGGCACCATCATTAGCGTTCCAGATACTGCCTCTATATTTGAATCAAGAAATATAGATGATACTCTGGTTGCAGCATACTTCCCAGATGTTGTTATTAATGATGCAAGAAACAACAGAAGAGTAACGGTTCCTGCAACCGTAGCTGCTCTGGCAGCTCTTGGATACAATGACAAAGTTGCATTCCCATGGTTTGCCCCTGCTGGCTTTAATCGTGCAGCACTAGATTTCGTATCTCTTACAAGAACACGATTGAATCAATCTGATCGTGAGCGGTTATATCAGGTAAGGGTTAATCCGATTGTTAAATTCCCAAGAGAAAATTATGTAATCTTTGCTCAAAAAACGCTTGATAATAATCAAACTTCTCTTGATAGCATCAATGTTCAAAGAATGGTTCTTGATGTCAAGAAACAAGTAATTGATGTTGGCAATAGATTGATTTTCGAACAATTGACTCCGGCATTAAGACAGCAGTTTGTTAAGAATGTTACCCCGATCTTAACAAATGTTCAGAGTAGAGGTGGTTTGCAACAGTTCAAAGTTATTTGCGATAACACAAATAATACTAATTTGGATGTTGAAAACAACAGAATGAATGCAAAAATCTTACTTGTGCCAGTTAAAGCAGTAGAATTTATCGCAATCGACTTTATTATCACAAGAGCGGGTGTGGAGTTCGTCTGAGAATAATAGTTAAATAATAGAATATTGGAGTACTAAATGACACAAATATCGTTTAAATCTGCTGGAGTCTCAGCGAGAACAGTTAATCTAACCGGTCCTACGGCAATACAGCCCACAGGAATCCCTGCTGGTGTAATCGGACCTTCTCTAAAGGGTCCAGCATATGTTCCAGTAACGGTCGCTACAAGTCAAGACTTTAATGTAATTTTCGGAAATCCTACAGATAATTTCAATTATGGACCATTATCTGTAAGCGAATGGTTAAGAAATCAGGGCTCTGCAACTTATATTAGAGTATTAGGAATTGGAAATGGTCAAGCCAGAAGCACAGAAGGCTTAAATGCTGGCAGAGTCGTTAATGCAGGTTTCGTAGTTGGAGATTTGCAGCCGCAAGAAGATGGTAGACTAGCAGCAAATCCATATGCTAATGCCGGTGGCGACCTTGGTAGAACCTATTTCTTAGGTTGCTTCATGAGTCAAAGTTTAAATTCTTCTGTCTTTACTGACGCCGGATTATCTGGTGCTGGTGTTCCGATTGTAAGAGCAGTATTATTGGCTCCATCTGGCGTATTACTTAGTCTATCCTCTGCAAGAGACACAAACAATGCAATTACTTCAGCAACGGTAGGTGCAGTCGGAAGTGCTCTCGGTGCTTCAACTGGCTCTCTTGTGTTGTCGGCATCGAGACAAGAATTCGTAATGCTTCTAAATGGACACAAAGGAAATGATACGCAAAATCCAAATGTTTTAACTGCATCATTTGATATTGAAGCGCCAAATTATTTCGGCAACGTATTCAATACAGATCCAGATAATTTCCAGAAAGCTGGTCACTTGCTTTATGCCGAGTATAAGTTGTCTCCAAGTCTAGCGGTTCCAACCGGATCTTCAATCGTTATTGCTGCTTCTGGAAGTACCGGAGTTGAAAATATTGCATTCCTAATTACCGGTTCCGTAGCCAGAAATTCTGGAAGCTCAACAGCGCCAAATTATGAAAACTTTGAAGATAGATTCAGAACAGCTAAGTCTCCATGGGTAGTTTCTCAGAAATTTGGCGGAGCTGTTCAAAATCTATTTAGAGTTCATTCACTAGATGATGGCTTGTATCCAAATGCTCAAATTAAATTTTCAATAGAAAATATAACCCCAAGCAATACATCAGATCCATATGGAATATTCGATCTTGTTGTAAGAAGTTTCTCAGATAATGATAAAGCAAAGGTTGTCCTTGAAGCATTTAGAGGCGTCAGTCTAAATCCAGGTTCAGATAGATATATCGCTAAAGTTGTCGGTGATTACAATACGTACTATGATCTAGATCAGACTTTAAGCGCACAAAAACTTATTACGGTTGGAGATTATACAAATAATTCAAAATATATTCGCGTAGAAATGGCTGATAAAGTAGCAGCAGCCGAAGTAGATCCATCAGCATTACCATTTGGTGTTCGTGGATTGCCGCACTTAGTTACCTCTGGCTCTGCTCTTGCTTCACAAGTTGATGCAAATTACTATCAAATATCTACAAATATATTTAACGGAACTGTACAAATGCCAGTTCCATTTAGACAAAATCTAAATCGTGGAACAGGTGCTGCACAAAGTGCTGATCCGGGGCTTTACTGGGGTATTCAGTTTGAACAAAAAATCTCTGCAACTGAACTAAACTCCTCAACAGTACCAGATGTAACCTTAGAGAGTCTTACAAAATATTTCCCAGATTTCCAAAAAGGTTTCATAAATGTAGTTGTATCAGATAACGCTGGTGTTGCAGATGGAGCAAACGGTATCGTAGATGCAGATAGATTTAACAACAATCTATTCTCTCTAGGAAATATCAGAGTTCCATATATCTCAGGCTCAACATCTGTTGATACCGTTAACGTTGTAAGTTGGTCTTATGTAAGACAAGGCGGTATAACAACTGATACGGTTAACTTTACTCGTGCGTTAGCTGTAGATGATCTTCTAGATCCAACGGTAAGAAGATTATCTAAGTTTAACTTCTGCCTACAAGGTGGATTCGATGGCGTAAGAATTTTCGATAAACAAACAAGATTATTTACCGATGTAGCAGTTTATCAAGAAATGCAACATTCAAATCGTGGAACAATCAATGGCGCTACAGTTTCTGCATACAACAAAGCATTAGATTTAATTTCCGATGCAACAGAAGTTGATATCCAACTACTAACAATTCCAGGATTACGTCATCCAATTATCACAGATAGAGCACTACAGGTTGTAGAAGATAGATTTGATGCGCTCTACATCATGGATATTCAAGAAAAAGATATCAACAATAATCTAGTCTCATCTAGTAATCAAATTGTTTCTGTACCAAATACAGTTCTTGATTTCACAGGAAGAGGTATCAACACCTCATTCGGAGCAGCCTATTTCCCAGACGTTATTCTAAGAGATACAGTTAACAATACAGTTCGTCAAGTGCCACCATCAGTTGCTGTCCTTGGAGCATTCGGTAAAAATGACTCCGTATCATACCCATGGTTCGCACCAGCAGGCTTTACCAGAGGTGCCCTAGAAACGACTCTAGAAACCTCTGTGCAGCTTTCTAGACTAAACCTAGATGATCTATACTCCGCAAGACTAAACCCCCTTACGTCCTTCCCAGGAAGCGGTGGAGTGGTAGTCTGGGGTCAAAAGACAATGCTTACAAAAGAGTCAGCTCTTGAAAGAGTAAATGTTCGTAGACTTCTCATAGATCTTCGTCGCCAAGTAAAAAGAATTGCAAATCGTATCGTATTCGAACAAGGTTTGCCAGAAACACTTGCTCGCTTCTCACAACTTGTAACTCCAATCCTCAAGAGAGTACAAGATCAGAATGGCGTAGATCGTTATCTAGTCAAAATTGACACAAGTACAACAACTCAAGCAGATTTCGAAAACAAGACAATCCGTGGTAAGATTTATATCCAGCCAACTCGTACTCTTGAATTCTTGTCAATTGACTTCGTACTTAGTAACCCTGGCACAATCTGATTAAAAATCAATTCAACAAACATTAGCCACTAGATTTATTTCTAGTGGTTTTTGTTTTTGTATGCAAAATACATATTTATAACAGTCGATAAGCAACTTGTTTCCCTACTGCTTCCGCAGTTAATTTTTACATAAAGTTGCATATAAAGGAAGTGTATGAAAGTTACAATTACAGAATTACGAAAACTAATAGCAGAAGCAATAAAAGAATGCGGCGATATGTGGGTTGAACCAAGTCCAGAAATGGACACAGCAAAACCTAAAATGAATCTAAATGGCTCAAAATCTGATCCATATTCGCAATTAAGTCCATTGGCAGATGAAGCTGCCCTCATGTCTCCTCCAGAAACAGCAGTAGGAGAAGATGAATACATGTCCACCAACCCAGCAAGGGAAGATATGATTCCAAAAATGACTTTACTTCTTCCATTACAAGAAAAAGAAAGAAAGAAAAAATGGATGCAAGCCGCTGTTAAAAAACCAGGAGCATTGTCAAAAGCTCTAGGAGTACCAGAAGAAGAAAATATACCAATGAGTCTTCTTCAGAAGAAAAAAACTCAACTTAGCAAAAAAGCAGAAGGCGATAAAAAACTATCCGCAAATGAAAGAAAACTTCTTCAAAGAATTAATTTTGCAATCACCGCTAAAAAACAAGCCGGAAAGAAAAAAAAGAAACCAGCAAAAAAAATAGATGAATCTTTCATCAGAAAAGAAATCGCTAGAATAATAAAAGAAACATTAAGCAAATAACCTTCTAAATAAAAGTAAATTGTAAAATTTATTATAAAATTTTAGTTGAATACATATTTATTTCCAGCAATCAAAAATTTGCAAAACTTACTTAAGCAACATTAAAGGTATTTAAAATGGCTGAAACACTATCCGTAACAGATATGCTACCAACAAAGTTTGAACCCCTCGCAAAACGTAGGTTCATTCTCGCAATCGAAGGTATCGACTCCTTCCTAGTCAAAACAGGCAACAGACCAACGATGGCTACAACCGAAGTTGCAATCAACTGGATCAATAGTACTCGCTATGTTGCTGGTAAAACAAAGTTTGAAACAATGCAGTTTACACTACATGACCCAATCGCTCCATCAGGTGCTCAACAAGTCATGGAATGGATCCGATCCTGCTTCGAAAGCGTCTCCGGTCGTGGAGGCTACTCAGATTTCTATAAACGTGATATCCAACTTAAAATGTTAGATCCAGTCGGAACCGTCGTTCAACTTTGGGATATTAAAGGTGCCTTCGTAACAAATGCTACCTTCGGTGATGTTACCTATGAAGACGATTCAGCTATGTCAGAAATCCAGGTCACAGTTAGGTACGATAATTGCGTACTTCAATTTTAGAATTCGATTCGACAATTGCATCTTACATTAATCGTAATAGAATACAATAGTCAATATAATTCTTAATAGTTCCTAACAAATATATGCTATACTCACCACAAAGGAGTATAGCATATGTCATTTAAGTGTCCCAAATGTGATCATCAATATGATAACATAACTTCAATATCAAAACATTGGAGCCGAACGCACAATGAAAAAACAAAAACTCTTTACATGCAGCTAAATAATTTAACTGCTCCACCAACATGTAATTGTGGCTGCGGAGAGGAAGTTGAGTTTTTGAGTGCTGGCAAAGGGTTTTGCAGTTACATACGTGGACACAAAGCAAGAGTTATAAAGCATTTTAATGCTTATCCTATACGGATCTCCTGTCTGGATGAAATCTGTATTAAACATGAATATACAGAATACTTTTATATTTTTTTTAAAATATTGTATGGTAATTCATAGAACTTATCTTCGATAAGGAATACGCCTATAGAATCGCTATCGGAATCTTCGATATACATGACCACGGTATTTGGCGGTAGCAATCGTTTAATAAACGGGGCAAACAAACCTTTAAATTCAAGTTTTGGAAACCATGTACCTTCTTCGGTTTTTATTAATTGAAAACCTTCCCAGGTAGAAATTGTGATAAATAATTCTCCAGGTTTCATAAATTTATCAATTGATTTTTGATAAGAGTTTGATAGTAATTGCAGGTTTTGAGAAGGTTATTATGATTATCGGCGGCTAATAATTTACCATCTTTCATAACAAAGATACGATCACAATCTTTGACTGTAGAAAGTCTATGTGCGATAATAATAGCAGTTTTTCCATTGCAGGAACGATCTATGGCTTCCTGCACTTCGCTTTCGCTGATAATGTCAAGAGCAGAGGTAGCTTCATCGAAGATAAGAATTTGAGGTTTTTTTGCCAACGCTCTTGCAATACCCACTCTTTGTTTTTCACCGCCTGATAGTTTACAGCCCCCTTCTCCAATCGTCGTATCCCAGCCTTTTTCTAACTTAGAATAAAATTTGTATACGCCGCTTGATTTGGCAATATCGGCTAACTCTTCATCTGTTAGTAATCTATTCAAACCAAATGATATATTCTCTCTAATCGTTTTATCAAATAAGATTACTTCTTGTTCTACAGAGCCAACTTGCTTCAATAAACCTTGGATATCAATATCTTTAAGGTTGTTTCCATTAATGAATATATCGCCGCCTTGTGGATCAAAGGCTCGGCGTATAAGATTAGCTATTGTAGATTTACCAGAACCACTCTCTCCTACGACTCCAATTTTTTCTCCATTCCTTATATGGAAGGATAAACCATTAAGTAATGTCTTTGTTTCTGCTCCCTTCTCCCTGTTAGGATAATGGAAACTAACATTACGAAACTCTATGTCTCCTATAAGGTTATCTCGTATTGGATTATTTAAATATTCTATATCAGATTTTTGTTGCAATAGATCAAAATATTTTTCAATATTAACCTTATCGGTAATAAACTGCTTTTGAGCATCAACCATTACCCAAACACCTTCAATGAACTTGTCTGACCAGAAAAAGATAAGAAAGATTGAGCCGATACTAAGAATACCTGCATCAAGCATGAATATTGATGCAACAATAGAACTCCATTTGATGAACTGAGCAATCAATCTGATAACGGTAATTTCATTTATTGCTCTATTCCATGTATTTTTATCGCTTTCAAACAAATTATTTTGAATATTGGATAGTTCCCCAACTATTTTAGTTTCGGCAACTTCGTTTTTTATAAGGGCGGCATGACGATATATATCTGATTTAATCTTTGATGCTTTCTCTCTGATATCTCTGATATTCTTTACTTTTGGTTCTATGTTATTGTGAAACTTTTTAAGGAAGTATGCGAGAACAAATGCGCCACAGAAATAATACAGACCTATATACAGATTAACAGTCATTAACATAACCATAGAAGCTAAAAAATTAGCAACAAATGGTGTTAGCCAATAGATTACCATTCCCAACTGACCTCTAATAGAACCAACTCCGGACATAACGATGTTTTGTTTTATTCCAGAGTGTTGATTAATATGTTGCCCGTTTGAGAATGTGAGGAACTTATTTATAGATTTGCTATCAAGAAAGTTTTCTAGTTTCGTTTCATATTCTGCTGTTTGAGCTTTATCTCTGACACTAACAATGAATATTCTGGTTATTATCCCAAGGATAGCCATAGCACACCAAAATAGGGCAGTATCCACATTAAAACCGGTTGTATCCAGATTTAGGATCCGACTAAGGAAATAGGTATTGGCAGCATCTATAGAGGCTATGATACTGGAAACCATTAACAGTTTAGCGATAGTTTTATGAAATGGTTTTGTTGTTTCAAGAAATGAAAGTAATAAGATTTTATTTGTCATAATATTTTATGATTATTTTATTTTTTCAAGCCAGTTATAAGTTTCTTCCTTCATTTCTTCGTAGGATTCGGCACAAAAAAGAACCGGTTGCATGTTTTCAGTATCATACGGAGTTTCAATAATGTCTTTAATGCAAAATTTTGCGTGAGTAACCTTGTTAATGTTTAATAATTCTCCGATTGAAGAAAGTAAACCAGCACCATAAGCTTTAATTGTATTCTTTTCTTTTATAAGTCCAAATTCTATTGTATACCAATAAAGTCTTTCAATTTTTTTCATATCCGCATCAGATGCTTTTAATGCCGCCCTACCAAAAGCGGCATTTAACTCACAATACTCTTTGGAAAAGAATGATACTACGTGACCCAATAATTCATGAATAATATCAGGTTCAGGAGTGTAATCTGGAGTGCTGTGATGGCGAATATATTGCGTACAAAACATTCTATTATCAGCAAGAGCTGACATAAATTTACGTGAATCTATTAATCCTGAGACTGGACTGAGTTGATAGGCTGTACTGATTTTTAGATTTTTGTTTATTTCCGATAATTGCGGGATATGATCGCTGGGCAAGGTGACAGCATTTAAGCAGGACAGATATGTAGAGTGAGCATACAATCGGTGAATTGGAGCCATGGTGCTTTGTATGTCACTCCACAATTGATGTTCTTGTGGGGTATAAATCACATCAGGAACAGGATTTGGATACACGTAGGAATTGGCTATATTTGCTATAATGTTTCGTCTTGCAATATATTCTGTGTCTGAAATTTTTCTTTTATTAATTAAATTCATAATTTGCACCAAATATATATTATTTTAATAAATTAATTTTGTTATATTTTATTTTAGAAAAATATAATATACTTATATTTGCCAATTTACGTATAGCACTTCGGTTATAATGAATTGTGTTTTAATATCTAAGAGCAAAAGAAATTATGGGTAAACTTATGGGAGCATCTAATAAAAATAAAGTAACCCCGGCAAAGGGATCGCCAAAAAGAACTGGGAGAAAAATAAGCCAACGTGTTTTATCAAACCAACAGAAAGTTGATTTGGTAAATGAAAAACCAAGCACAACTGTTACCAAAAGCAAACTCAAGCCCAGTCCAGTTGTTCCTCTTGTATATTCATTAGTAGCTTCTACCGGATCTGTGGATGAAGGTGGAAGCGTTACATTCTCATTTACAACAACAGCGGCTGATGGAACATTCTATTGGACAACCAGCGGTTCTGTTAACGCTGCTGACTTTAGTGACAACGCTATTAGCGGTTCTTTTGCAGTTACGTCAGGAACCGGTTCTATCGTTAGAACATTAGCAAGTGATGTTACTACTGAGGGCGCAGAAAACCTAATGATGCAAGTGAGAACCAATAGTTTCTCTGGTTCAATCGTTGCATCCAGCTCTTTTGTAACGGTTAATGATACATCTATAGCTGGAATATCTCCTGATTGGACGGTAGGAGCGAGCGGCGCAAGCTTTACGTCTCTTTCTGCTGCCCTTGCATCGCCAAGCGTTCAAAATGGAGACTATATCCGTGTTCTACCTGGAACATACACTCTATCCAGCATGTTAACCGTTAATAAAGAAGTTTACATTGGTGGAACTCCTGGAGTTAAGGGTGATGTTATCCTTCAAAGTGCAGGAACCAGTTCGGATCCAACAACTTTGATTACGGTTTCTGCAAACAATGTATTGCTTAAAGACCTCACTATCAAGCACAGAAAAACTTCAAATACGTCGGTAGAAGCTGCGGTTGTATTAACACGTAATCAGAGTGGTGTTAACGTGAGAGTTAATAACTTTATAATGGATAGTTGCCGTGTTGAACACGTAGAGTTTGGACTTGTCGTTCGTGGCAATGATTTCAAAGTTGCAAACAATCAAATTGCGTATGTTGGACCAAACAACAGCACTCGTCGCCATATAGGTCTATATGGAACTGGCGGAACTTGCTTCTTCACAAATAATGCATTTGAAGATAGCACGGGAGGCGGTATAACTGGAAATACCAATATCTTCTATCTCACAAGCACTACCGGACTTGTTGCATCTGAAAGATTTAACGGAACGCTTGTTGTAGATGGCTCTACGTGGGTAAGTTCTACCAGCAAGCTACCAAATCAGTTCTTCAATCAGGACAACTGCCAGAGCGACAGCACGTTCAACCTTATGTTCAAGAACAACGTCATGAACGAGAAGAGTGTATTCGTCGTGCTGTACGGCTCGACGGCAAACTTCGGCAACGGATTTGGAGACATCACCTTCCAGAACAACACGCTTTCCAATCTTCATGGCGGTGCGCCAGCCGGAGGTAAGGGCATGTTGGCAATTGATGGTGCCGGTTCCAATGTCTCTTGGCGTTCAAGCAATCTAAATGTTCATATTGATGGAAATACTATCAACAATGCAACATATAGAACAGACTTCGCTGCTGTAAGTGGTCCAAAGGTTGGTAGAAATGCAACAACAATTGCTTCGTTCTCTGTTAACGAGGATACAAGCATTCCAGCTACCCCATCTGCTCCATCAACACCAAATCTATTAGCTTCCTGATTCAATAATATCTAAATAACAATAAAGCCTCCTGTTAAATCGGGAGGCTTTATCTTTTTTT